CTCTGATAAGTATCTGGAATCAAAACAATATCAACAGCAGATTATACCCAATAAGAAAAAGAATATTGTTCCTGAAATAGATTTTGACTTTGAGGAAGAGTGTGGTATAATGGAAGATAACTTTAAAGGAGAAAACCAATGAGCGTTCCTAATTTTAAAGGTTATGAAGATGTAGTAAGATTTTTACGCACTGGAGGAGATGTATGGTATTATACTATGGTAGAAGAATACATGGATATGATTGCATCTGATTTACCTGAAGAGGAGTTTGATGTTGAAGAGCTTAATGGATGGATTGAAAATGAACTTGGAGAGTTACAAGAAGGCTATGAAGATTATGTCGATCAGCGATGAGATATCTGTTGTAGAAAATGCACTTGAAGTATTAAGTGAGCTACAACTTACTGGCTCTTATGATGCTAAAAAAGTAAGACTAACAATACAAGAACTAACTGAACTATTACACAACCTCAAACAAAGGAACGACTAATGTTTGACCATACAAAAATTGATTTTGAAGTAGAGAAGTTGCCCCTCATCCAAAGCTATGAAGACTACGAGGGCTTCAGCACTCAAGACAAAGTACCTTCTGATATTGGTGTGGGTCTACGCCGTAAGGATACTAAGCAGGTGCTTGGCATTGTGTCGGAAGACTATGCCATCACACAGTACGATGAAATCGTGCGTGGTGTAGAGGAAGCACTGGCATTAGCACAGGTAGACACTACAGATGCACAGTTCACCACAGAAGTCTATGATGGTGGTGCTAAGTTAGAACTACGTGCTAAGTTTCCTGCTCATAAAATGACCATGCGTGAAGGTAAAGATAGCATTGAACCTGAGTTTGTCTTTCGTACTAGCCACAACAGGACGTGGGCTAACAACGGTATGATGGGTCTGTGGCGTGGTTTCTGCTACAATACTCTGGTCAGTGGAGACAAGCTGGCCTATGTATATGGTAGGCACACCAAGAACTTCAACGTCCCTGCCTTCGCCTCTAAGATACAAACGGCTGGTGAGTTTATCTCTGGTACTGGACTGGAACGTATGCGTGACTGGTATGATACTACTATCACCCGTGATGAAGCTATCAACCTGTTCACTAAGACGCTGGCTGTTCGTACCAACAATGTCTCACGTAAGAAGGAACACAATAAGGTAATGCTATCTAACCTTATGAAAATCTTTGACGAAGAGAACCGTCACCTACATGGACGTGGACGTTATGAGGGATATGCTCAACGTGATAACGGTACGCTCTGGTCAGCATACAATGCTGCTACGTACTGGTCCTCTCACCCCAACAGCAAGCGTGGTGCTGACCATAACGTGAAGGTCAACCGTGAGGATCGTGTTCGTAAGATGTTGCACTCTAGTGAGTGGACTAATCTTGAAACCAAGAGCATGGCTCTGGTAGCTTAACTAAAGGAGAAAGTGTATGAATATCTTTTATCTAGATAGCGATCCAAAACTAGCGGCACAGATGCATTGTGATAAGCATGTTGTTAAAATGATTCTTGAAACAGCACAGCTACTATCAACCGCACATCATTTGGTAGACGGCACTCCTTCTATTGAGTGTTATAAACTTACACACAAAAATCATCCATCTTCTATTTGGGTGCGTGAAAACAAAGAGCAATACCAGTGGGCTTGGCATCTTCTCCAAGCATTGTGTAAGGAATACACACACCGCTATGACAAGGTACACAAAGTCGAATGGTCTGGTTTACTGGAACGGCTACGACAACAACCTCATGGGTTGTCTAGTGGTGAGTACACTGCACCGCCTCAGTGTATGCCTGATTATTGCAAGCATGATATTACTAAAACAGCTTACCGTAATTACTACAAACAAGAGAAAGGTAGCATAGCTACTTGGAACAAGACACGACCTGCACCTGACTGGATGATCGAGGAAATGAGGGGATAACATTATGGCAAAGAAAACACAAAGCACATTTGATCCTTCACTTCATAGAGTTAAGAAGCGAACCTCTATTGGAAATAGTGTAAGATCAAAACCAAAGAACAAACATACACGTAGAAGTTTTAAAAAATACAGGGGGCAAGGATAATAAAATGTTAGGAAGTTTAATTTCACTACTAATGTATTTCTTTATTTTCTAGTGTCTTATATAATTACACAGTCAGACTATGCATTTATTTCTGACATATCAGAAATAGATGTAATGATAGATGACTTTACAAATAAAGTATGTGTGTTTGATTCAGAACGTGAGGCAGCACTATGCTTACTCAATGATGGGATCATGCCACACAATGGTTCGTATCCATCCCACATAAGGATTGAGAGAATGCAATGAAAATAATATTATTTTTAATGATATTATTATTAGTAATCATGAGAGTAAATATATCTAAGGCAGAAGAAAGTGAGATATCTTGTTTAGCTGAAGCAATTTACTTTGAGTCTAGGTCTGAAGGATTACTATCTCAACTAGGCGTAGCTATCGTTGTTCTTAACCGTGCAGAACTTGAGAACTACCCATCAAATGTATGTGATGTGGTACATCAAGCTAAAGAATGGAAGGGAAATCCAATACGAAACAAGTGTATGTTTTCCTATTGGTGCGACGGCAAGTCTGAACGTATAGAAAATCATAATGCATATGAACAAAGTTTATTCGTAGCTAAGTTGGCATTGAATGGCGTCACAATAAAAGCAATCAGTGATGCTACGCACTACCATGCAAGGTACGTTAAACCTGGATGGTCTCTATCTAAAAGATTTAAACGTCTAATTAGATTAGACAATCATATATTTTATGTTGACACTCAAGCTAAATAGGAATATAATTATGATAACTGAGCGTGAGAGATTACACAATCATATACTAAAGCTTTCTAGATTAATAGAAGAAAAAGATAACGTAATTAAAAATTTAAGAAATGAACTAGCACAATATAAAAAAGATTATTCTAATCGAAACACTTGGGTAGAACATGAGGAAGACAATGGCTAAGAATTTTTGGCAGCGTGACCGCAATACAATTTTTAGAAACCTAGTTAATCAATACGAAGAAGAAGGATATAATAAAAAGGAGGCTAAGAAATTAGCCAAGCAAGAGGTGGATGAGATTATGCGTGACAAGGAAGACTTTGTTACAACACTATGGGATGAGTCCTTCGATGGAAGTTAAACTTATAGATCATATGGGCAGCGACCTAACGGTAGTTAATTCGGCCAGAGTTTCTTTTAATAAAGAAAGCGATTGGAATTACTGGTCTGATGACAACGACGAGTGGGCAGTCAAAACTTACCTGAAAGATAAGGATGTTAAACTTATTAATTACCTAGCATCACACAAACACTGGACCCCCTTTGCCCATTGCTCCGCTCAGTTTAGAATTAGTGCGCCTATATTTGTAGCAAGGCAGCTAGTCAAGCATCAGGTTGGCCTGACATGGAATGAAGTATCTCGCAGGTACGTTGACTATCCTCCAAAGTTTTGGAGTTCAAAATCCTGGAGAAAAAAAGCAGACGATAAGAAACAGGGATCAACTGACGAGGTTATAGAAAACAATGATACCATATCCTATGTATATAGAGACACTGTTAGACATTGTATTGACAGTTATAATTATATGTTAAGCAATGGGGTTTGTCCTGAACAGGCACGAACCATTCTACCTGTATCAATGTACACTGAGTGGTACTGGACTGGTAGCTTGGCGGCGTGGGCTAGGGTATGCACTCTAAGAATGAGTGACGATGCCCAGAAAGAAACAAAAGAAATTGCAAGCATGATATCTGAACATATGAAAAATTTATTTCCAGTTTCATGGAAGGTTTTACTTAATGAATAAAGATAAAAACAAATGGAAAGTTATATTCAATAATAAAAAAGTTGTTGACTCTTTTAAATTTAAAAAAGATGCAGTAGAAGAACTTAATAATAGATTGAATTTACTTCAACATTTATTTAAAGAACCCACAACTAATACTTATTCTATAAGGAAAATCAAATGATTATTGCTGGCCCATGTCAGATCGAAAGTGAAGAACAAGGAATACGTATAGCTAATTATTGTAAAAAAGTATGTGATTCATTAGGTTTTGAATATTATTTCAAAGCATCTTTTGATAAAGCAAATAGGTCACACATGTCTGGTGAACGTGGTCTTGGATTTAAAAAAGGTTTGACAGCTATATCAAATGTCTGTAGAATTACAAATGTAAAATCATGCATAGACTTTCATGATGTATCTCAGATAGATAAGGCTGAAGAACGTGGATGGCTACCAGATATAATTCAGATACCAGCCTTTCTATGTAGACAGACTGATCTTATACGAAGGGCAGTGCTTACAGGTAAGATCGTAAACATAAAGAAGGGACAGTTCCTTGCACCATGGGATGTCTCTGGTATTCTGTCCAAGACAGGTAATAAAAATATTTTAATTACAGAACGTGGAACTTCCTTTGGATACAATACTTTAGTAGTTGACTACACAGGATTAGTTTACATGTTAAAAGAATATCAAAACACCCACGGCGTACCTATCGTATTTGACGCAACGCACTCAGTTCAAAAACCTGGAGGGCTTGGGTCATCTACTGGTGGGAATAGAGAGTATGTACCATATCTAATAAATGCAGCCGCCGCTGTTGGTGTGCAACACTTCTTTATGGAAGTTCATGAAGACCCCGACAACTCTCCAAGTGACGGCCCAAATATTCTACACCTCGAAGACTTTGAGGGAGTTGTTAAATCCATCAAACGCATTAACATGGTTACCTAATACATACTAGGTAGTGGAGTTACTTGCGTAACTACCTAGTATGTATTAGTTTTAATGAAGGGGCGAACAATGCAGCAATACGAAACCGACAGTAAATTTATAAAGCACATGGCTTGTGAAAGCTGTGGCTCAAGTGATGCCAATAGCTTATACGATGACGGCCATACACATTGTTTTAGTTGCCATACAACCATAGGAGCCAGAGAAGTTATGAAGACAGAACAGGTAGTACCAATCAACATGAACGCCAAGAAAAACTTTCAGTGGTATTCTATAGACGATAGGAAAATTAGTTCTGAGACTTGTAAAAAATACAATGTCATGGTAGCCAAAGAAGGTTCGGTTATCACTGACCATATGTATAAATACTTTGACAAAGATGGGTCATACATTGCAACTAAGTATCGCAAAACAAGTAACAAACAATTCTGGTCTGAAGGAAACTTGTCTAACGCTGGCTTGTTTGGTCAAAATGTTTTCAATCAAGGCGGCAAGTACATTACCGTATGCGAAGGTGAGATTGATGCCATGAGTGCATACGAACTACTTGGCTCCAAGTGGCCTGTAGTTTCTATTAAGAATGGTGCCGGGTCCGCACTTAAAAACTGTAAGCAATCCTTTGACTATCTCAATAAGTTTGATACCGTTGTTGTATGCTTTGACAACGATGAGCAAGGCAAACTAGCGGAGCAACAAGTTGCACAGTTGTTTGAGCCTAACAAGTGTAAGATCGTGAGCCTTGATCTTAAAGATGCTAACGAGTATCTCAAGACAGGACAACGTGAGAAGTTTGTACAGTCATGGTGGAACGCACGTACTTACACACCAGCAGGTATTATAAACCTAGCTGATCTTGGTTCTGCTTTATATGACGAGAAGATCAACGAGACTTGTCCTTACCCGTGGACTAAGATGAACGAGAAGACCTACGGTATGTGTACTGGTGAACTTGTAACGTTCACTTCTGGTGCAGGAATGGGTAAGTCCAGCATCTTACGTGAACTAATGCATCACATCATGCGTAACACAGAAGCTAACATTGGTGTGCTTGCTCTTGAAGAAAGCACCAGAAACACTGCCTTCAATATCATGAGCGTAGAAGCTAATGCAAGATTATATATTAAGGAAGTGCGTGAACAGTACACACCAGAGCAACTCAAGGAGTGGCAGGATGCTACGCTGGGTAGCGGCAGGTTCTTTGCCTTTGACCACTTTGGTAGCATTGAGAACGACGAGATATTGGATCGTGTACGTTACATGGCAAAGGCTCTTGATTGTAAGTGGGTGTTCCTTGACCACTTGTCTATCTTGGTATCGGGTCAAGAGGACAATGGCGATGAGCGTAAGTCTATTGACATACTGATGACCAAGTTACGTTCACTGGTTGAGGAGACTAACATAGGTTTACTTCTTGTCAGTCACCTACGTAGGCCAGCAGGTGATCGTGGTCATGAGGATGGACGTGAAGTTTCTTTGTCCCACCTACGTGGCTCTGCATCTATCGCCCACCTGTCTGATGCTGTCATTGGTCTGGAGCGTAACCAGCAAGCAGAGGATGACGTTGAAGCTAACACTACTACAGTACGTATACTCAAGAACAGATACACTGGTGAGACAGGTATATCTTGTTACCTTCATTATGATCGTGACACAGGCCGCATGACGCAGATCGACAACCCATTTATGGAGAATGATAATGACGGTTAAAAAGAAATTTGACAAGGCTCTTTACGATGTTGCTGATAAAAAAGCCAAGGATGTTATGCTTAATTGGCTACAAAAAAATACAAACTCAACAGAAATCACAATGAAAGAAAATACATACTTTGATATTACATGTAGCATATCACCTGACCTACCCCAACATTACTATGAGGTAGAAATAAAATATTCTTGGAAAGGTGAATGGCCTAAATCATGGAAAGAAATACGTATTCCATATAGAAAGAAAAGACTTCTTGACAAATGGAAGAAAGATCACTACAATGACATGCTAACATTCGTTGTTTTTAGAGATGACTGTAAACAAGCATGGTTCTTTGATGGTGATATGGTTCTTAATTCTGAAGTTAAAGAAGTATCTAATCGTAACATTCGTAAGGGTGAGATGTTCTTTCATCTAAAAACAACAGACGGATACATAGTGGATATAGATTAATGGAAGCAATCGTAGACATTGAGACTGATGACCTAGATGCAAGCATTATACATTGCATCGTAGCTAAACACTATCAAACAGGACAGATGCGTCAATGGATTGGTAATCAATGTCAAGAGTTTGGTGAGTGGTCAAGGCGTATATCAAAATTTATTATGCACAATGGTATTAGCTTTGACGCTCCCATTCTTAACAAGCTAACAGGTTCTGCTATCGCACCTTCACAGGTACGTGATACTCTCATTGAGTCACAACTATTCAATCCTGTACGTGATGGTGGTCACTCGCTACAGTCATGGGGTGAACGCTTTGGATTTCCTAAGATAGACTACCATGACTTTAAGTACTATACACCTGAGATGTTAGAATACTGTAAGCGAGATGTTGATCTTACACATAAAGTAGCACAGAAACTAGAAGAAGAAAGCAAAGGTTTCTCTGATTCCTGTTACAATCTAGAGCGCAACATCAGAATTATATTAGACAAGCAGCAACGTAATGGCTTTGCCTTTGATCTTAAAGAAGCACAGATACTTCTAGCACAGCTTGAGGACGAACAACACCAGCTAGAAAGCGATGCTGAGAAAGAGTTTGAGCCTACGATTATAGAACTCAAAACAAAAACAAATATAGTACCATTTAATATAGCAAGCCGTAAGCAGATAGCAGAACGTCTGATGGATCGTGGGTGGAAGCCAGACAAACTAACAGAGAAAGGTAATGTTATTGTCAATGAAGAAGTTTTATCCAAGATCAATATGCCAGAAGCTGAGATGTTCAGCCGTTACTTTCTTCTTCAGAAAAGAACTGGACTCCTCAAGTCGTGGATACAGGAGTGTGATGAAGACCTACGTGTGCGTGGTAGGGTTCTTACTCTACGGACAATTACTGGGCGTATGGCGCACAACAAACCAAACATGGCACAAGTACCAGCAGTCTACAGTCCGTATGGTAAAGAGTGCCGCCGCCTATGGACAGTATCTAATCCAGAAACTCACAAGCTTGTAGGGACTGATGCCTCTCATCTTGAGCTTAGATGTCTTGCTCATTACATGAATGATCCTTCCTTTACACGAGAGGTTCTTACAGGTGATGTACATACTGCTAACCAACATGCAGCAGGACTGAAGACTAGAGATCAAGCAAAGACTTTTATCTATGCCTTTCTCTACGGAGCAGGTCCAGCTAAGATTGGTAAAGTTGTAGGAGGCTCTGCATCTGATGGTCAGAAATTAATACAAAAGTTTTTACGAAACATGCCAGCCCTCAAGAAGCTACGCTCTAACATACAAGAGGCTGCACAGTCTGGTAGTATTCCAGGTCTTGATGGTAGGAGACTACATATCAGATCAGAACACGCCGCATTGAACACATTGTTACAGGGTGCTGGTGCTATTGTATGCAAGCAGTGGCTTGTAGAGATGGACAACAGGATACGTAAGACTGGTCTTGATGCTAGGCTTGTAGCCTCAGTACACGATGAGTATCAGTTTGAGGTAGCCAAGCCTGACGTTAAACGCTTCACACAGATTACTAAAGATGCTATGCATCAAACACAGAAAGCATTTAACTTTAAATGTGAACTTGATTCCGATTATAAAGTTGGAAATAATTGGGCAGAGACACATTAAAGTACTTGACACTAGCATATTACCTATGCTATAATTCGTTTTGTTGTTGGTAGTAGACAACGAAAACTTGGGAATGATCCCACACAGTGCCGCAATGGTGCGGATTTTAAAAGGAGAAATAAAATATGAATGACCCTATTTACATTACTGGTAAGTGCCACTATGCTTCCATTACTGAACCTAACACCAAGTTTGATCCAGTGTGGTCAATTCAGGTAGAGGTTAATGATGATAACCGTGAGGTAGTTGAGAGTTCCGGACTACCCATTACAAACAAAGGAGATGAGCGTGGAGACTTTGTAACTATCAAACGTAAGGTTGTTCGCAAGGATGGTACGCAACGTAATGCACCCCTTGTAATGGACTCACAAAACAATCGTTGGAATAACGATAAGAAGATTGCTAATGGTAGCACAGTTAATGTAAAAGCTATCCCCTACAAATGGGATTATGCTGGAAAGTCGGGAGTATCCGCCGACCTTGCTGCTGTACAGATTGTAGACTTTATTGAATACACTGGCAGTAACCAGGACTTCGCCCCCGTAGACGGTGGGTACGTCCAAGAGACTGAAGCAGTTCCCTTTTAATATAACGTAGGAGATAAAGAGGAGAGTAGTCACTTATAGTGAAACGCTATAATGCGTTACATGCGTAACAGCGTTACAAACGTCGATGTACTGACTAGCATGTTACTCTCCTCTTTTCATATCACATGAAAAAAATTGAAACTATTGTAGAAGATATCTATAATCTATTTTCTTTGAGTACTATCGACATGAAGGAAGAAGATGTTGATAAGCACATTGAAAAGTTTGGTGAGATGGTTAAACTTCACACCAAAAAGTTTTTATACACAGAAGAATCTGTAGATAAAAATTTAAGACTGTCTCAAATCGGTAGACCTGATAGACAACTTTGGTATGACATCAATTCAAAAAAAGAAAACAGCACAATAAAACCAGAGAACAGAATTAAATTTTTGTACGGTTATATTCTTGAAGAGTTTCTTTTAATGTGTGCTGCCATCTCTGGACACGATGTGAAAGACCAGCAAAAAGAAGTATCAATTGAAGGTGTTCTTGGTCATCAGGATTGTATTATAGATGATACTTTAGTTGATTGTAAGAGTGCATCTACATATAGTTTTCAAAAGTTTAAAAACAATTCAATTCTTGATGACGATCCATTCGGATATATTGCTCAAATATCTGCATACTCACAGGCAAATAACTTAAAGAAAGCTGCCTTCTTAGTCATCGACAAATCAACTGGAGAAGTTGCACTCTCTCCCGTACATTCAATGGAGTTTATTAATGCTAGTGAAAGGGTTAAACATCTTAAAGAAGTTGTCAACGGCGACGATATCCCTGATCGCTGTTACGTTCCTGTGCCTGATGGCAAGTCTGGTAATTTTAAGCTTCCCTCTGGTTGTGTCTTTTGCGGCCATAAAAGAGAATGTTGGTCTGACGCTAACCAGGGAAGAGGGATACGTGTATTTGAATATTCAAAAGGTAAGAGATACTTGGTTCAGGTTGGCAAAGAGCCTGATGTTCCTGAAGTGATTGATTGGTAATGCACTGGAAGTATAAACAAAAACCAGACCCAACAAGTCACTTTGGTTTTGTCTATGTTATAACTAATAACAAAACATCTAAAGCTTACATTGGATGTAAACAATATTTTTACACTAGAAAGAAAAAGAAAGTTGAATCCAACTGGAAAGTATATACAGGATCAAGCAGTCATCTAAACGATGACATTAAAAAGCATGGCAAAAAGAATTTTAAGTTTGAAATTATAGGTGAATATAAAAATAAAAGAAGTCTAAAATATTATGAATGTTATTATCAAATGATTAACCACGTCTTAACCAAAAAAATAGAAGGCACTGATGAACCTGCCTACTACAATAATTATGTAGGTGGTAAGTTCTACAGGCCCGTACAAGAGCCACCTAATGATTGAAGAAATTCTTGAAGCCGAATCTTTATATGATCTAACCAATAAAAATTCTCACAGATCGTTAAACCTTGCTATCATTTTGCAAGCACTGCTTGACTTGTCTCGCCCAAAAGCGTATAATGAGTCAATCGAAACTTCCTTGTATCGTGATCAGGCAATGGCATGGGTATTCAAATCCATTGGTACAACATGCGAAGCATTCGAAGAAACATGTGATCGTGCTGGCGTAAATCCAAACACTATTAGAACCTTTGCACTGAAGGTAACACTATCGGAGAACAGAGATGAAATCAGAAGAAAGCTTCACTCCTTCTTGTGACATTATGAAGAGGCAGATAGGAGGTAATCATTACAAAGATTGTGCAATACAACCAGTTGAGTATATACATGCAAACGATTTAAATTATTTTGAAGGTAATGTAATTAAATATATTACCAGACACAGAACAAAAGGAGAAGGCAGAAAGGATATAGAAAAAGCTATACACTATGCCGAGATGATTTTAAAATTTTATTATAACTAAGGAGGGGGTAATGGCGCAGTTCCGATCAAACGAAAATCCTATGTTTCGTTCAAAGTTCAGTGAGGATATCTTCAAACAGAAGTATGCTCACCATAACTGTGAGACATGGGACGCACTGGCATCTGTTCTTGTAGAGGATGTCTGTCAAAACTATATGCCTAAAGATGACAAAGAAGAACTCAAAAGAATTATTACAGACCTGAAGTTTATTCCTGGTGGTAGATACCTTTACTATGCTGGACGTGACAACAAGTTTTTTAACAACTGCTACTTGCTCAAAGCAGAAGAAGATACGAGGGAAGACTGGGCTAACCTGTCATGGAAGTCTGAGTCTTGTCTCATGACAGGTGGTGGTATTGGTGTAGACTATAGCACCTACCGTGAAGAGGGTAGGCTGCTGAATGGTACAGGTGGTCTAGCGTCTGGCCCTATACCTAAGATGCAGATGATCAATGAGATTGGCAGACGAGTTATGCAAGGTGGTTCTAGAAGGTCTGCAATTTATGCAAGTCTTAACTGGAAACATCCAGACATAAATAAGTTTCTTACGTCTAAGAATTGGTACGACATGCCCATTGGTACGACAGAGTACAACATTGGTCAGATTAAAGAACAAGATTTTAATTTCCCTGCACCGCTGGACATGACAAATATTTCTGTGAACTATGACACAGAGTGGTTACTTAACTATTATGAAACGGGAGATGTAGGAGATGCCTTCAAAACTAATGTTGCTCAGAGCCTTAGAACTGGTGAACCAGGATTCTCGTTCAATTTCTTTGAGAAGGAAAAGGAGACACTACGTAACGCTTGCACGGAGGTTACATCCGAAGATGATTCTGATGTTTGTAATCTTGGCTCAATTAACATGGGTCGTATCGACAATCTTGCAGAGTTTTCTAATATTGTAGAACTAGCCACTAAGTTCCTGCTGTGTGGTACACTACGTGCCAAGCTACCATACCAGAAAGTCTATGACGTTAGAGAGAAGAACCGTAGGCTTGGTCTAGGTCTGATGGGTATACATGAGTGGCTAATCAAATCAGGATGTAAGTACGAGGTAACTGAGGAACTACACAAGTGGCTATCTGTATACAAAGGTATCAGCGACAGGACAAGTTCTCAGTTTGCTGACCATCTTAGTGTGTCACGTCCTGTAGCTAATCGTGCTATTGCACCGACAGGTTCTATCGGCATTCTTGCTGGCACCTCAACAGGCATTGAACCTATCTTTGCTGTGGCATATAAGCGTAGGTATCTCAAGAACGGTACACGTTGGCACTATCAGTACGTTGTGGATAGTGCTGCACAAGAAATCATTGATTTGTATGGTATTAATCCAGATCAGATTGAATCTGCTCTTGATCTTGCTTATGATTACAAGAGACGCATTAAGTTCCAGGCAGACATACAAGACTATGTTGATATGTCCATCTCTTCCACCATCAATCTACCTGAGTGGGGTAGCAAGCTTAACAACGAAGACACAGTAGATGACTTTACCGAAACACTGGCTACCTATGCTAGTAGACTACGTGGCTTTACAGTATACCCTGATGGATGCCGTGGTGGTCAACCACTTAGCAGTGTGCCATACTCTGAGGCTGTTGAGAAACTAGGTGAGGAGTTTGAAGAAGGTTTAGAAACTCATGACATCTGTTCTATTACAGGACATGGTGGATCGTGTGGAGTATAGAAATGGATGATGTTGAAAAGTATGAGGTGATTGAAGATGTATAATCCTAAGTACAAGGGCCGTAAGCGTAGTCTAGTAGAACTAGATGATGCCATTGACGAGATTATTGAGCGTAATCCTGATTGGGTAGAAAAATTAATCGCATCTTTGAGGAGAAACGAAATGAAAACAATTACACTAAGAGTTGAAGATTGCGACCAAGTTGTTATTGACGATCTTATGGATTCTTATCGTATGAACAATCAGTTTGATAAGGTTGACTGTTCAGATGACGTTCTTGAGCCAGACTATGAGTTGCTCAAAGCGATTCAGACCGTTCTAGCATACTACATGGTACATAAAGACTGGTCAGAATGGATGGAAATGAACCCAATGGTGAAAGAAGATGTTTGATAAGGAAATGAACATGACTACTTTTGATTTTGGTAACGGTCCAGTCCCTGCCCACCAGCACTCCAACGGTGGCGGTTGTGTTGCTGATACTGCTAAGGTAGCAGATACAGCTTATGTTGGTCCTGATGCTCAGGTCTATGACGTGGAAGGTGAGATACACAATCTTACCCTTTACACTGGTGACTGTAATGCTAGGGTCTATGACAATGCCGAGGAAGATATCTTCATTGAAATGGACGGTAAGCGATACAAGCTGGTGGAGATTGTGTGAGGCGAGTTATTAAGGTCTCGTAGATCAATTGGATAGATCAACAGACTTCTAATCTGTAGGTTGAAGGTTCGAGTCCTTCCGGGACCGCCAAAAAGTACTTGACACAGATATAAATTTATGCTAGAATTTTACCGTGATGCCAATAGTGGGTCACATTATTATCAACTTGCTAATAGGAGAATGATATGAATACTTTACGGAACATCCTGGACAACGTACCCAACTGGTCTGTTGGGCATGAGAAATTTGTAAAAGAGGCTTTGGACATGCTCAATTTAAATGTACATGGGTATAATAATTACCCGCCTCACAACCTTACAAAGAAAAGCGATAGTGAATATAGTATTACTATGGCTGTTGCAGGGTTTTCTAAGGATGACTTAACTATTAAAGGTGAAGGAAATGCCTTGAGTGTTGAGGGAAAGAAACATTCAGATGAAGTAGATAATAACTTTATCTATAAAGGAATTTCTGATAGACAATTTAATAAACAATTTCTGTTGGCTGAAAATACTTTTGTAAAAGATGTAAATCTAACAGATGGTTTGTTAGAAATTAAACTTGAAAGAATAATCCCAGAAGATAAAAAAGAAACAGTTTATCAGATTAATTAACACTCTTATTGTTAATTATAACTTGGTTAGCTACATAGATTGCATAAGTCATTCTAGTAGCTAACCACTTCTTTGGAGTACGTATGAAAAAAGCACCTAACACAGTTTACATTGGCTACGATCCTAAAGAACGTGTAGCTTATGATGTTCTAAAGTTTACGATTGAACGTATAGCAGTAGACAATACAAGAATTGTTCCTATTAAATTAGATACTCTTAAACGAATGAATATGTACTGGCGAGAACACACGGAAGTGAACGGCCAGAAGTATGACAAGGTAGATAAGAAACCATTCTCTACTGAGTTTAGCTTTAGTAGGTTTCTTGTTCCGGCCCTTAATATGTATGAGGGTTGGGCTTTGTATATGGACTGTGATATGTTTGTACGTACAGATATTAATGAAATCTTTGAAGAGTATACACTAGATTACTACCCCTTGTATTGTGTTAAACATAAATACAATTCAGAAAATAAAACTAAAATGGACAACCAAGAACAGCAAAACTACCCTAGAAAAAACTGGTCTAGTCTTATGCTTTGGAATTGTTCTCACCCCAAGAACCAGGAGCTTACAGTTGAGAAAGTAAACACAATGCCTGGATCGTGGCTCCATCAGTTTGAATGGATTGGCGACAGAGACTCTGACATTGGAGGAATCCATGAAGAGTGGAACTGGCTAGACAATCATTCTAGTATTGATATTAAACCTAAGAACGTACACTTCACAACTGGCGGGCCATGGTTTAAAGAATGGAAATGTGGCAGACATGCCGATGGTTACTATGCTTCTGAGTGGAACCAAGAGTATACTTATTTAGTTGGTAAGGGAAGGATAGAGCCTTATGAAATATAAAGTTGTTACTTGTTTTAATGAAACTATTCTAAAAGAGAATGGAGCAAAGCTCCTAGAACAGTTTAATACTGACTGGGAAAATAAAATTAAATTTGAATGTTACTATTATGATTTAGATATTTCAAACTATTCTTTACCGCAAGCCGATAATATTACATATCACAATCTAAATGATATTGAAGATTATGTTTCATTTGTAGAAAGAAATAAAGAACATGATGGAACAGAAAACAAATCGTTTGAATACAACGAAAGCATTGACGCACTTACAGAAGCTGCGAAAGTTTTTGCTATCAGCGAGACTGTATTTAATAGTTCTATGTCTTGGGTATTCTGGGTTGATCCTCATTGTCATACTATGTCTGACGTATCTATTAAATATCTATCAAATCTTTTTGATTACGACAGTAAAAATATTCCATTAGTTTTGCTAGATAATGCTAGTCACTTTGCAGCATTTGAAATTACAAATCAATCTTGCGTAGATTTAATTGGTGATCTACGTGGTACATATATTACAGACAACTATTTACAGTACAGGGATTGGCGTACATTTTTTATTCTTAATAATCTAGTTTCTATTTACAATGCACATGGTCTAAACTATAGACTGTTAGATAAAGATAGTTCAGATTTTATTAACAATATTATTGTTGATCTTAGAAACCCTGTTTCTAAAAATCTTAGAGACTCGAAAGGTAATCGTGTACAACCTTTGTCTGAGAATGATACAACTCCGGATATCTTACCGGGCAGATACAAACAGCTTGCTGATCTTATTAGATTCTATGAGCCAGCTAAGATTCTAGAAACCGGCACATGGAATGCTGGTCGTGCTATTGAAATGGCATTGGCTACGTTTGATCGTAGAGACAGTCTTCACTATATTGGATATGATTTATTTGAGAATGCTACAGCAGAAACAGATAAGGAAGAGTTCAATGCTAAAGCACACAATACAGAAGCAGCAGTTATTAAACGGCTTAATGAATTTCAAAAGTACGTTAAAGAAAACAATAACAAAACATTTACCTATGAACTATATAAAGGTAATGTTAGGGATGTACTTACAGACAATATTCCAGATGACATTGATGTTGCTGTTATGGGTAGCGGTAACAGCTACGAAACCGTAAACCATGAGTACAATATACTCAAGAAAGTTCCGGTAGTTTTAATAGATCATTACTTTACCAAGGACGAGGCAGAGGAACTACCCCCAGAAGAATACCATGGTGTTAATAAAGTCTTTGACGAAATTAAAGTTAAAAACGTAGAAGCAGATAAAGAGAACGAAGAGGGTTGGACTTCATTCTCTGAAGAGTTTACTGTAAGGAAACATATTCTCCCGTCCAGTGATCGTGTTCTTGGTGGAGGCATAACCCATCTTGTAATTGTCTTAAACGATCCTGATGTTAAAGATATTCCTGAAGATGTTAAACGTGTTCCCATTATTGTACACCCCAGAGATTGTGTACCAAAAGATTATATTGTCAGCAACATTCAGACAAACCTAAAACTTATTGATGACAACAAGTGGATCGTTAAACATCCAGCACACAGACAGAAGGCTGCAATTATCTCAGCCGGTCCTTATCTTGACTATGATAAACTAAAATCTTTTATCTATGATAATCCCGAAGCTAAAATTCTTTCTGTTAAACATGCGTATCCTAATTTGATTGAAAAAAATATTATTCCATGGGGTTGTATTGTCCTTGACCCACGACCTATTGATGGTAAAAGTACCCACAATATTATAAGGAAAGACTTGTTTAAGAATGTATCCTATGATACAATATTCTTTGTTGCATCAATGACCGATCCATCCGTAACCAAGCATCTTAAAGATAGTGATGCAAAGATATGGGGATGGCACGCATTTACTGACTCTCTCAGAGAAGAAGACGAAAGAGGAAAGCAAATTCAAAACCAGTCAGTTAAATTAAATGAAGAACTAGGTATACCACAGGGTGCCACTCTAATTACTGGTGGTACATGTGCTGCAATGCGTGGCATTGGAATGCTACATACCATGGGCTTTAGAGATATCCATTTATTTGGGTTTGATTGTTGCCGGGATGAACCAAATGAAGAAGAAAGAACAGAGACTGTAGGTGACATTGAAGGTGGTGAAACTCCTAAACCTAAGTACATTCAAGTTAATGTTAAAGATAAAACATATTGGACAACAGGTGAGCTTCTAGCTATGGCACAAGACTGTGAAAAAGTATTTGCTGATCCAGGACTTGAGGGCATTCTTACATTTCATGGAGAGGATACCATGGTTGCTGATCTTTGGGATATTGAACAGAAGAAAGAAACCAGACCAAACTTTAAAGGATATTATTCATGACTGTAAAAATTAAACCTGATGATGTATATACTAGGCAGGTTCCCTCTGAAAAGTATGAGACACTGCTAAAAGAATATATTGAGATGCATCAGTCATCTGACAAAATGTTTAATGGAAAAAGCTTACTTAAATTTGCTAATGTTATTCAGCACGTTCTAAGAGAAAACAATTGTAAAACTTTACTAGACTATGGTAGTGGTAAAGGACAGTTGTATACGGATGAGTATAAAAAAATTAGTGATGAATTACCAGCACCATTACCACAGTACTGGGGCTTAGAAGAATATACTTTATATGATCCTGCATTTGAAGAGTATTCCACTCTTCCATATGGAGGGTATGATGCTGTTGTATCTACTGATGTGCTTGAACATGTGCCTGAAGAAGACCTTGGCTGGGTAGTAGAGGAGATACTAGACTATTCTAAAAAAATTGTTTTTCTAAATATCTCCTGTATGGAAGCAGTTAAAACATTTAAAGATGGTAGTAATGTTCATGTTTCAGTATTCAATCCTGTGACATGGGCAAAATTTATAGCGGATAAACTTAGTAATGTCAAAAGAAAAAACATTACAGTATATTTATATACGGACTATCGTGACTCTGACACGGGTCAATTATTAAATAAAATATATAAGATTAAATATAGT